TTTTGATACTGAAAATATGGACTTTCTAAATAATGGAGAAACTTTCAGAATTGTTTTCAATAATGAACAGGCAGATGCAGTAATGGAGACAAAAAAGAAAGTAAAAATATTATTTAAAGATTGCTTAAAGGAAACATCTAAAACTATCACTCGTGATAAGTTTGTCGAATATAAAAGAGACGGTATCGACTATGACGGTAGTAAATTAGTTTATCAAACAGTTATTTGGAATACTCGTCTTAGTTTTCCATTCTTAAATGGAGAAGCATTTTTAGATATGGTTCTTTTTGCTAATGGCAAAGAAGAATATGAATTAGAATTTGAAGTTCAAGACGTAGAAGACGGTCAAAGTGAATTTAACGCTTTATTAGAGAAGTTTAAATTAACATTAGTGCCAGTTTCGTCTAAATATTCAAGGGCTATAAAGAACAGGGCTTAAAAGCCCTTTTTTGTTTTATTTTTTTAATAAATTTTATAAATTATATTGAAAAAACGTTTTAATAATTATATAATAAAGGTGTGAAAAGATATTATATATCAGAAAAAGAGAAAGGGATTTTGAAAATGGAAAAAATTGTAATTGAAAAAATTTTAGGAACTTGTTATTTATGTAATAAATTCGTCAATCACGACGGAACAATCGTTTCAGACCATCCGTTATATGTATTTGAAACTAATGTAAAGGATTTATATGCTTGTGTAATGTTTACAAGTAGTCAAAATCCTTATACGACACAAACATCAACTAATAAGCCAATCGGATTTCTAGGATGTAGTGATCATAGAGGTGAGATAGTAGGACTTAGAGTATTTCAATCTGAGGTATATTTATTTGACAAAAATGACTTATTGTCAAGCGAATATAGATTTGCTAACATCAATTATCATAGACATCTAATAGAAGGCGTTTGTAAGGCTATTATAGAGGCTGAAAAGACTGATTATAAGTTTGGTCTTAATTCTGTCCATTATGCTGACAAAACGCAAAATATCGACGATTTTAAGGACGTATTAAAGTCTTTGAAAGAGTTTGGAATAAAGGTACTACAAAAGTCTTATAACTTCCCTGAATATGGTCCTATTAATACGACTTATAAAGAGGCTAAGAAAATGTTTAATAAAAGTTATACTAAGAATGAAAATCAAAAGATTTTTGACAGACGATATAGTAGAAGTTAGGTGATAAATTATGGAACGTTATTTAGGAATGTTCAAAGCAAAAATGTTAAATAATGATCATTGGGTTTATGGTAGTTATCATAAACACTATAAAAGAACACTTTACCCGATGGGTGGTGATTTATATAAGAAAGATGATATTGAGCATTTAATAATTCAAGATGGAAGTTCTGACTGGGGACTAATAAGAGGATTAAATGTTATTCGTGTTAAGAAAGAAACCGTAATGGCTTATAGCGGATTTAAGAATTTATATGAAGGTGATATTGTAGACTTCTATGATAAGGATAGTTCCAAAATTAGAAGAACTATTGTTGTAAAGGATGAAGATTATGTATTTTGCTTAAAACCCATTCATCAAGAAAAAACAGACGAGAAGTGGTGCTTAGGTAAACTTAAAGATGTCCAATATAAAGTTGTAGGAAATACCATCGATAATCCGATAGACAACTTTGTTTATGACAATCAATTAACAGACGAATAAAAAGAAAAAAGAGGAATTTACTCCTCTTTTTATTTTTGGTTTACAAAATCTAAAATTGAAAATTCTGGTGTTATCTTTATAGCAGTCATATTCTTTTCTTCCCAATCACGACAATTTTTGCCATAATCGTCAAAAAGAATACCGACGCCACGAGCATAGTCGCTCTTATTTTCACCGATTCTGATCATAATTTGATTTTCTTTTTTAATGAAAGGACAATATTTTTGAAGCCAAGTTCTTTTGTCTTCGTCAGCCCCTTCGTGCGGTGAAGCGGAGATAATGTAAACCTCTCCTAATTTTGTCAAGGCTTTTAAACCTTTGACATTTTCTTTGATTGGCTTTAACATTAAAAAAAAGCCTTCTTCTCTGCAATGATCTGGACCATCTTTAACCGCATTGAAATCGGCAAGAACACCATCCATATCACAGTAAAAAATTTTATCTTTCATAATAAATTCCTCCTTTAAAGACTATAAAAAATCTTTAATATAATTATACCATAAGTCAGGCTTCTTTTTGATATAATGAAAAAATAAAAAAGGTCTATATAAGACCTTTACTCTGATACATCCCATTCTATTTCTATAACGACAGAACTAAATTTTTTATTTTCGTTCCATTTTACTTGCATTATTTTATAACCTTTATAACAATAGTCATACTCATTGTCTAAATAATTGTTTATATAATGAGACAACTCTTCTTTGTCTTTTGCATGATCATCAGTTTCTAAGCATAATTCACTTGCTGGAATTTCTAAAATGTGTGGTAAATCAAATTCTATTTCTGACATAATAATTATTTCTCCTTTTTATCTAAATCAATATCAATAATAATCTTAGTTTTTCCAATAGCCATTTTTACAAGTTCTTCTGGGAAACTTTCGTGAGGCATACCGAAAATGTCATTATCTAATTCAATTAGACCATATACCTCTTTGTCTTTATGAGTTAATAAGATAGCGACATTTGCTTCGTCTTCATAAATTCTTAAATCTCTATTTGCTTCTAATCTAATGAATAAAATGTCTTTATTTAATAATTGAGTATCTAAAAAACATCCCTCTTCACAAGAACTTTCTACATCTGAAAGTAATTTTGATAATTTGTATTCTTCTAAAACTTCAATAGTTTTCATAAAAATCACACTCCTTTTCTATATTTATATTATATAAAAAATATAATAAAAAATCAATAATTTTATTGAATAAAATATTATTTTATTGTATAATAAAAGTGTAAAAGACAAGTCGTCTTAAAAAACAAAAAGACAATATATTGTCCATTTTATGTCAAAATGCGACGTTTTGGATAATATATTATCTATTAAGGAGGAGAATAAAATGTTAAAATTTTTAATTTATTGCACTAAATCAGGGCTATTATTATCAAAAGATAAAGAAAAAAATGTATATAAATTGACACCAAGAGGTCAATATGATTATAATGAAACATATCTAAATGGTAAAATCGTCGCTGAGGTTGACGGAATATATGATGACATATTTTTAAAAGATGGAGAATATAGAACAAACATCTCAGACGAACACGAACTTTTAAGACGTTCTTGTCTAACTAGAAAAGAACTTGACGATTATTTATCTGTGAAGAATAATCAAGGAAAAGCAATTTATCTTTCTAATTTAAAAGAGTTTGAATTTCCAAAAATTTTAAATGAATATGGATATGTTAAAAAGACTACATCTTATTCTTATGATGCAGATTGTTATGTAGACGACGAATATATGGCTATGGTTGAAAATGCTCCTCAAAATATGATGGTTGTTTATGATAGTAAGGGTAATTGTTATGTGTTAATTTCTATTCGTCCTCAATGGGTTTGTCATATTTTAAATAGAACTAAGGATATCGAGGTTAGAAAGGTCGTTATAAAGGAATAATATGAATTATGTATTTTTAGATTTTGATGGTGTATTAAACAATAAAAGATATAATAAAAGACTTCATAAAAGAGATTGGAGTTTTTGCTATAATAACTTTTCTCTTTTTAAAAAACTTTATGAAACATTAAATCTTCAAGTTATACTATCAACAGGATGGAGAAGAGATTTAAAAGACGTTAATACACCAAAAGATTATATAATTAAGAGTAGAAACGACTTAGAAGAAACTAACGTCGATTATTTCCTTAGAATGTTTAAAGAAAACAATATTAAGATTTCAGGTATGACTGATACCTTATATCAAAGAAAAGACGGATGGGATAGAATAGGACAAATAAAAAGATATATAGATAAAAACCTAAAAAAAGATGACAATTATGTCATTTTAGATGATGAAGACATCTTTGAAAAGGCAAAGGTGTTAACTGAAGGCGAAGAAAAAATGAGACTTCATTTTGTCAAAACAAAATCAAATGACGGTTTTGTTCAAACAAATTTTGATAAGTGCATCGAAATTTTAAAAAATAATAATTAGAAAAGAGGTGAGATTAATGGAAACACAAGTTTTTACTTTCGATTTAAGCAAAATAGCAACAATGATCAGTTGGAGTGATTTTTATAGACAGGCTGGTATTGACGATTTCATTGAAAAACAAAAAGAAATATTAAAAGACGAAGGCTTGAAGCCTTGGTTTAGAGTTACAAATCTTTATATGAATAAAAACGATGAACAAAAATTACTTGAAATTCAACAAAAGACTTGGAAGGAAAATAACATTCATTTTAAGAAAAAATTAGAAAGATATGTTATTACATCAAAGAGAAAGACGCCTTTAAAAAATAATCCTTTATCGGTGCAAAGAAGTTTCTCTTGGGATACTTTATCTTATGGTCCTAATGTTACTTCTAAAAAAGTGAACGAAGGTGAAATCATATTAGAGTGGGAAAAAGTCAATATTAACCAACCAATATATTAAGGTCTTGAAAAAGACCTTTTTATTTTTGTCTTAAATTATTTGCACAAAATTTACACAAATGTAATTTTTATGTAAAATAAAAAAAGATCCCGAAGGATCTTTATTATTAAAGATTTGCTTAAAGGTGAAATCTCCTTACGCCACAAGCACATTTATGACTTGACATTTTGATACCATAGTCTCATAGTATCGTCGTTATAAGGTTGAACGAAAACCCTTTATAGTCATAAATAAGGCGACACGACTTTTAGTCGACAGACTATATTATAAATGAACTGTAAACAGTTCTCGTCATATTTATAATCATCATCTGGGTATTTACCGATTTTACGGCGACTTTTATAGATTGAGCCAGTCTAACTTAACTTGTATTTATAACCTTTGGAATTAAAGTAAATCCCACTTATAATTGTTATTTAGATGCTTATAAGCACCATTTGAAAGTTTTAAATCGAGATTGCGTTTTAAATATGCACGAGTTCTTTTATTATATAATTGTCTAGTTCTAGCATTATTACAAGAATAACGGATATAACGACCTTTTTTGTCGTCAAAATAAGCACCAGCAATATAATTAGAACCCATTGCAATTTTCTTTAAACGTCTTTGAGTTTCACGATTTCTATAATACATTAACATCACCCAGTCAGGCTTCAACTGACTTACAAGTGACCAATTAGTTTAATCATAAACATCACCTCGAATAAATTATTATACTAAAATTAAGAGATTATTTAAACAACAATAAATTTCTGATGTATTTCTTTAGTTATATTATATCATCACATTTTATCTAAATCAATATTAAAAATAAAAAAAGAGGTTTTTAGCCTCTTTTAATATCTTTCACGAGCATCATCTAAACATGAAAAATAATAACCGAAATCAGATCTGTGAATGTAATAATAACCATCACAGTTTAAATCCTTCTTAAAAGCATCAAAGTCATCGGGATCATAAGTATGACCACAGTCGAAACCGTCGTTAGCGATTTGTCTGATGTATTTAAGAGTTCCTTTCTTTCTTTTTTTATGTCTTAATTTAGGCATAATATCAACTCCTTTCAATAATAAAATATATTTTTATTACACTATTATTATAACATAAATCGTCTTCAATATAAACAAAAAAATCCAGAAAACTGGATTTTTAAGTTCCAACACTTTATCAAAGAATGGTAGCAGAACACCAGGGGAATATTTATTTTGGTTAGTCCGTTAACCCACGGCACTCAATAAGAATTTGTGCTGTCCTACGTTATAGTAGTTTCCCAACCTACACTTATATTATACCACAAATTAAAAATTTTTGTACAAGGAGAAAGGTCTCTGCTTCTTTTTGATATTGGGGCTAATAATGGTATAATTATTATAGTATGAAATTATATTTTATACGGAGATATTAGCCAGAAAGGAGATCATAGATATGGCAAAAAATATTATAGGAATTGTTAAGGTTCGCAATTCATTAAAAAATGAACCTAATTTAGAAGTAGTTAACGCTTCAAACATTCGTATCAACGGTGTTTTAAAAGGATGTAGTGGATTCGTCGTAAATAAGGACACTAATAAGTGTGTTTACTTTACTACTGAACACAGCGTTCTTGACAGTTTAGGATTTATGTATCGTGAAGCATTTGATACAAAATCTTATGGTGGAACTGGAACAGGTCCTAACACTTGGGAAAAGAGTTTTGATGGTTTAATTGCATCTATTGTAAAAACATTAAACAACCCTAAAATTCATTTTAATGAACAAAAAGAATGGAGATGGTCTTAATATGGGATGTTTTAGTTTTATGTTTGCTAATAAACCAAATCGTAATTTAAGATATGGTGAGAAAGCACATTTATTGCTTCCTGATGGAAGACACATCACAACAAACAGTTATGACTGTTATGGACATTTTGGAAATGACGATGTTTATGAAAAGATGTTCTGGTTCAATAGAGATTGGATTGTTAAAAATGTTAAAAAGCAAGACATCATTGATAAAATGATGTGGAAGAATGCGACAAAATTTCAACGTATTCTTGATGACGTATATTCTTTTGAAGGAACTGAAGAAGAATTTTATGACGAATATGGTGATGAAGTTTTTGATGTTTTAAGAGACATAATGATTTATGTTAATTTCAATGTTAAAAATCACCCATATCCAATTAAAATTGTCGACGACACTTGTAAAGTGTTAGACTATTCTTTATATCCTGCATCAAAAGATGATCCTGATCAAGGTTGTGAACCTTATGAGGAAGATGCAGAAGTTCCTTATGAAAGGGACGAATATTAGTCAAAAAAAAGACTCTCGAAAGAGAGCCTTTTTGTTTATATTAAAATTCAAAATCTTTACTTATTCTAAAACCGATTCGTTTATATTCTTCATAGACAGGTCTCCAAAGATACAAACATTGTTTATATTCATTAGGAAGAATTTCTTTCATTATTAATAACTGTTTTTCTATGTCTCTGGCGAAAGGACAGCCCTTACAACCAGTTCTTTTGAAGTTATATGGAGGATAGTATAATTTACAAATCTCTAAACTATTACGTTTAATAAATTCTTCTTCCCATTCATCAGAAACAACTAGCAGAGGATGGAACTTTTTTAAGTTTTTACTCTTGTCAAAGACAACACAACTCTTTTCAGCACGAGTGCCACCTTCGTCCTTCCTGATACCAGTTAGATTTATGGTTCTACCACTTGACTTTGCATAGTCTTCACTTGGAGTTTCTTTAAACTTTATACAACAATAATAGTCAATCTTTAATTTATTTTCAGGAGTAAATTGATAAACTAAAGACTTAGGACACTTATATTTTGTGGTTTTATTTGGATCAATGAAATTCTTGACGTAATCAGTAAGTCCATTACGACGATAAATTCCGACCATCTTAGCATAAGGTTTAGACTTAAATGGATAACCGTATGTTTCTAATGTTTGCTTAATATTTAGACGATTATTTATGATTATAATTCTATCGTCTTTTTGTGCTAAGCCTTTGACGAATTTAACCATTTCGACAAATTCAATTCCTGTGTTAATAAATACTCTTGGAATTTTGTTATCAGGAATGGCTAAGTCGATTAATTTAGACAATACACAACTGTCTTTACCACCACTAAATGCTATGTAGCCTTTATTTTTAAGGTCGTATTGTTCGTCTATCGCCTTAATTTTGGCGATACGGTCTTCTAACATCATTTCATAATCAAATATATTATCCATTGTTGTCTTCCTCCTCTTTTTCAAGTCTAAATCCGATACGTCTATATTCGTCGTAAACTGGCTTCCATAAAATTTGACATGCTTTATATTCATTAGGCAAATACTTTTTCATAGTTTCTAAGTCCTTTTGTAATTCTAAATTGTAAGGACATCCTTTGCATCCTGTTCTTTTAAAGTTATAAGGTGGATAATAAAGGTCGCATAGACGCAAGTTGAAACGTTTTATGAACTCGACTTCAAATTCGTCAGAAATAACTATTAAAGGGTTAAACGTTTTTAATTTGCCTCCCTTAACGCTCACGCAACTAGCACTTCGACGATTTCCTCCTTCGTCTTTACGGATACCTGTAATTTTAATTTTTAAATTATGAGTTTTAGAATAACTATGAATTAAGTCCTTCTTTAATTTGTAGCAACACTTGTTAGAATAGTTAAATTCTCCTTTGTGTTCAAATTGGTATAAAAGACTTTTAGGACATTTGAATGAGGTTTCTTTTTGATTATTGGCATCATAACCAGTAATATACTTAGAAATATAATTCGCAGTTGAACCTTTATTGAAATATTCTACTCTTAGGGAATGTTCCTTAGATTTAAAAGGATAACCATACTTTTCAAGTGTTTGTTTGATGTTTCTTGTTTGATTTATAATGACAAATCTATCGTCTTTCTCTGCAAGAGATTTTACATACTTTATCATTATACCGTATTCAATACCCGTATTACCGTAAATTCTAGGTATCTTATTGTCAGGTAAAGCAAGATCAAATAACTTGTGAAGTATTAGACTGTCTTTTCCACCACTAAAAGAAATAAAAGCATTGTGTCTTAAATCATATTGTTCATCTATGGCTTTTATTTTCGCTATTCTGTCTTCTAGTTCAAGGTCGAATTGGCTAATCATCAATCTTACCTCCTAACTTGATTATATGTTCTTTTTGCTTATTCATATATTCATTAAGACAGTTTTCAAAGTCTTCATAGTTTTCAATAGGAATTTCTACTTTTACTTCGTCCATTCCTCCACGACCATCTCCTGTTCTATCTGACATTTTGACAAATGTTATTTTGACATTTTTAATATATTCAAGACTGCCACACTCTCTAAATGCATCTTTCATTTTTCTCTTTATAGAATAATATTCTTCGGTTGCACCTTCGAGTTTGCATCGTCTTTCTCTTTCTGCTTCATATTTGCTCTCTAATTCTTCAAATTCTTCATCTGTCATAGTTTTTCCTTTTAATAATTGGTTTATGCTCATATTCCTTCACCTCTTCGTTTAACCTCTTCGACTGTCATAACGACGTCTTCTTCAGTAAATTCTTTAAACATACGTTTTAAATCTTTTGTCTTAAAGTCGAAAGTAAACTTTATTGCTTTTTCTTCTATTGCTTCACCTTCGTCTCCGACATATTTTACATTATAATAATAAATTTCTTGATTTTCAAATTCAAACTTTTCAACAAGTTCTTCTTTATAATGATTTTCTTTAAAATAATTTCTTTGTAAATCGTTTACATAAAATGTTCTAATATGTATACTTGAAATAATCCACTGCATAACTAGAAAACTAATAACAATCATTATAAGCACTGCAAGAAATCCAATAGCGTCATATTGATATTTTTTAGAATTCATATAAAACACCTCCTGCCTACTGTTTCAAAAAAATCGTCAATATGAGTTTTGATGTATTTTTTAGTTTCGGCTAAAGTTTTGAATGTTAAGTGTTCTGGAATACTGGTATTACACAATATACCTGGATCTTCAGTATGTACTAAATACCATATTTTTTCTTCATATTTCCGTATTTCCATTATTTTACCATAATAAATATAATGTCCATATTCACGGTTTTTATCTGGAACTATATATACATGTTCTCCTATATGGTATTTATTTTCTATCACTTCAATCTTTGTATCATTATACAAAGCATCAATAAGTTCTCCACTTTTTTTATAAACAAATACGCCGTTTCTTCTACGAATAAACTTAACGTCATTCCCGTATTTTTCATTTATAAAGAATTGTATTTGATCTTTAGTACAATAGTCAATTCTTTTTGGGTTTTCTTTTTCTCTGCATTTATTGGTGTTTTCTAATTCTTTAAAATCCATATTAAATCGCCTCTTTCTTTATATACAAGTTAGCAGGTCTAAAACCAGAAATTGTTGTTTCATCTGTCTTTTCGACGTATTTTGAAATATCACGTCTGAAATTAGATGTCGTTAATTCTTGTCCTAATGTCTCTTCAAAGGCGTTTTGAAGTTCATATAAGGTAAATTTATCAGACACTAAATCAAACGGCAAATAAGCGTCAATTTTAACATCATTACGAAGTCTTAAAATATTAAACAAAATAATTTTTGCATGATCAAATGCTAATCGCCCATCATCAAAAAGAATAGCAAGTTGATGTGTAGTAGTTGATACAAGTGTTGTTATGATAGACACATTATCCTCATTAGTCAAAATCATTTGATAACCGTTGTTTTCAACTTTTTCTAAATTG